CCACGATGCACATATACTCGCCCACATGACTTTCTTAAATGACCCAACCATGGCACAAATTATTGGACAGAACCCAAAAGCAAGAGCGATAGCCGCCTCACTACAGGCACACATCGCAGAACATTATGGGTTTAAGTACCGAGTCCAAATCGAGCAGCAACTTGGTGCACCACTACCAAAACCCGATGCAGAGATACCAGAGGAGTACGAAACTCAGATATCTCGCTTGGTGGCTCAGGCTGCACAGCAATTATCACAGAACAACTTGGTTGCTGCAGCGCAAAAGAAAGCCCAACAACGAGCACAAGATCCTATTATTCAAATGCAACAACAAGAGTTACAGATTAAAGCTCAAGATACTATGCGTAAAGCTCAGAAAGATCAGGCAGATGTTGCTCTCAAACAGGCTCAGATTGCTGTGGAGCAAGAGCGTATTGCCTCTCAAGAACGTCAAGCACAGCTTAATACACTGGCAAAAGCAGTTACAGATGATGCCAAACTAGAAGAAAAACAATCTAGCCAAGTTATAAAAGCTATGTTGGACGAGCAGAAAGAGGAGAATAAAGCAGACAACGCAATAGCGCAAAGCTTTATGCAACAAGCTATGAGTCAACCTGATGAACCAGAGGAGCCTACACCTCCGCCAACTGAGGAGAGACAGTAATGGATGATGAATTAGAAATGCTGTTAGAGCAGATGGAAAACGAGATAGAGGAAATAAAAGAAAATATGGCTGACGGGTCAGCTAAGTCTTACGAAGAATATAGAAAGTTTTGCGGAATGGTTAAAGGTCTTACCATTGCAATTAATTACGTAATAGACCTACAAGAGAGAAGAGGTGGATACGAGGATGACGACTGAAAGTGAAGAAAAAGCTAAACAATTACCAGAACCTTCTGGGTATCACATATTATGTACAATACCTGATGTTGAAGAAAAGTATGATAGCGGTTTGATAAAAGCTGACACTACAAAGCATTTTGAGGAAGTTCTTAGTACTGTATTTTTTATAGTTAAGCTTGGTCCTGATTGTTATAAAGACAAAGACAGGTTTCCAAGTGGGCCTTGGTGTAAGGAAGGGGATTTTATTTTAGCTCGACCAAACTCAGGCACTAGACTGAAAATACATGGCAAAGAGTTTCGTTTAATTAACGACGACAGCGTGGAGGCAGTAGTGCAAGATCCACGAGGCATATCACGAGCATAGGAGATAAAGGATGGCTGAAGAGCAAAACTTACCTAACGAAGAGGATGTTAAGAAACCTGAAGCTGAGGTGGAGGAAAAAGAGGTAGAACAAAAAGCATCTGATGTTGAAATAGAAATTGAAGATGATACTCCTGAACCGGATCAGAACAGGAAGAACCTCCCTAAAGAGTTAGTTGAAAGACTAGACTCTGATGAGTTAACTGAGTACGACGACAAAGTAAAGGACAAGATATACCAACTTAAAAAAGTCTGGCATGATGAGCGTCGTGAAAAAGAGCGGATAGCAAGAGAGAATCAAGAAGCTATTAAAGCTGCTCAAAAGTTAATGGAAGAAAACAAAAAGCTAAAAGCTAAACAGCAGGAAAATGAGAAGAGTTATATGGATGCTGCAAAAAGTGCTGCTGAGTTAGAAATAGCCGCAGCTAAAGTAGCATACAAAGAAGCTTATGATTCTGGCGATGGGGACAAGTTAGTAGAAGCACAGCAAAAATTAAACGAAGCTAACTTCAAAGCTGAAAGAGTAAAATCTTATAAACCCTCTTTACAAATTCCTGAGAATAGTGTAAAAGATAAAGAAGATAAAGCACCCGCTGCTCTGCCGCCTGACGCAAAGGCTTTAGAATGGCAGAAGAAGAATGATTGGTTTGGACAGGACGATGAAATGACAAGCCTTGCGTTAGGGTTGCACGAGAAGCTGGTAAAACAAAACGGTCCAGCTTATGCTACGACAGACGAGTATTATGAACGCATTAATGAAACAATGCGTAAACGGTTTCCAGAACATTTCGATACCGATTCTGACGACGCCGAAGTAGAAACGAAAGAAACTACTAAAGCAAAACCTGCAGCAGTTGTTGCTCCAGTAACACGAACAACTTCTTCAAAGAAAATACGATTGACAACGTCACAAGTAAATTTAGCGAAAAAGTTAGGGTTGTCACCAGAGCAGTATGCTAAAGAAATGATTAGATTGGAGAATAGAAATGGCTGAAAAACGTACAAACAGACAATACGAAAACAGAGCTTCACAAGAGAGACCAAAGGCTTGGGCACCCCCAACTGCTAAACCTGAACCAAATAAACAACCGGGATGGGTTTACTTTTGGAAACGTACGGCTACTTTAAACGAGCCAGACCCAAGAAATATTTCTATGGCTTTTAGAGAAGGATGGGAACCAGTTAAGTCAGAGGAACAACCTCATATGAAACACTTATCTGATCACAATTCTAAATTTAAAGGTTGTATAGAAATAGGTGGTCTTTTACTTTGTAAAGCTCCAGAAGAACTTATAAATCAGCGTAATGAATATTATTTAAATCAGGCTAACCAACAAATGCAGTCTGTAGATAATAATCTTATGCGAGAAAGTGACCCAAGAGCGCCTATATTTAAGGAACACAAATCCTCGGTGTCTTTTGGTAAAGGTAAATAATTTTTCATTAGGAGATAAAAATGGCAGCTACTGCTTCCCCTTTTGGGTTAAAACCTACCAATATGATTGGTGGTGCGCCCTACAATGGCGGTGCTATTAGACATTATCATGTGAAAGCTAATAACTCTGCCGCAATTTTTAATGGCGATTTAGTTGTGTTAAGTGCCGCTGGCTTACCAGCCGCTGTATCTTCAACTCCCACTGCTAACGAACTTGCATCTACATCTGCAAACGGAACGCCGGGAATTGTAGGAGTTATGGTTGGAGCTAGATACATTGATGACAACGGTGTTCAGCAATTTAGACAATTTCTTCCCGCCAACGCTACAACCTCAGGGTTTACAGAAATCAAAATAATGGTTAATGATGACCCAAGACAGTTGTTTAAAATTCAAGGTAACGCTGCGTTAGGAACATTTAACAGCGGTACAGGTGGATCTGGTTTTGCTGGTGCAATCGGTAAAAACTGTTCACTTGATTTTAGTACATCTGGTAGCACAAGCACAGGTAATTCAGGAGTAAGTCTTAAAATTGATACTAACGGTGGTACTTTAGCAGCAACTGAAACTCTTGCTATGAGAGTTATTGATGTTGTTGAAGGCACTGAAGGTGACAATTTCCCTGAGTTTATTGTTAAATTTAACGTTGGCGTACATGCGTATGACAACTCATTAGGCGTATAAGGAGATTTTTAAATGGCTATTTCAAGAGCACAATTACTAAAAGAACTCCTTCCCGGCTTAAACGCTTTATTTGGTTTAGAGTATGCCAAGTATGGTGAAGAGCACAAGGAGATCTATGAAACAGAGACTTCTGAGCGTTCGTTTGAAGAGGAAACAAAGCTTTCCGGCTTTGGTGCAGCCCCAGTAAAAACTGAAGGTGCTGCTGTCGAATACGATAACGCACAAGAGGCATTTACAGCTCGCTATACGCACGAAACTGTTGCTATGGGCTTTGCAATAACAGAAGAGGCTTCTGAAGATAATCTTTATGATAGTCTCGGTGCTCGTTATACAAAGGCTTTAGCTCGTGCTATGGCGTACACAAAGCAGGTTAAGTCTGCTGCAGTTTTAAACAAAGGCTTTACTGGAACAGGTAATCCTACCTATGGTGACGGAAAAGTATTGTTTGCAACTGACCACCCATTAGTTTCTGGTGGAACAAACAGCAACCGTTTTACAACAGGCTCAGATTTAAATGAAACATCTCTTGAAGATGCGGTAATTCAGATTGCAGCTTGGACAGACGAGCGTGGTTTGTTAATTGCAGCTAAACCAAGAAAGTTAATTATCCCTCCTGCACTTCAGTTCGTGGCAACACGTATACTAGAATCTCAGCAGAGAGTAGGAACAGCAGATAATGATATCAACGCTATTATGACAACTGGGGCTATTCCAGAAGGTTATACAGTTAATCACTATTTGACTGATAATAATGCTTTCTTTTTAACAACTGATGTGCCTAACGGATTGAAGCATTTTGTCCGTACGCCTATGGCGACTTCTATGGACGGTGACTTCGATACAGGTAACGTACGTTACAAAGCTCGTGAGCGTTATTCATTTGGCGTTTCCGATCCTTTGGGAATGTTTGGTTCACCCGGAGCATCATAAATCAGGGAGGGGCCTTGTGCCCCTTTCCCCTTTCTAGGGTTTATATTCACACTTAACTGACCTAGCAGACGTAGTAGAGATGGTGTGAAAATGTGCTACTACACAGGAGATATAAATGGGTACAACAACCTTTTCTGGTCCAGTTAAGGCCGGAACAATCAAAGACACAACAGGCACGACTGTAGGAACTGACGTTAATAATGTTGGTTTCGTTTTAATGGCTCAGTCAGCAGTAATTGATATTACTGGCACGACCGCTACAACCACAGTTGGTGTTATTCCAGCAAATTCTAAAATTACAGAAGTGATGTTAAACGTTGTGGAAGCTTCAAACTCCCCTTCAGCAGCTACGGTTTCAGTAGGGTTTTCAGGAGCAACAACAGCTTTATTAAACGGGACAAACGCTAAAGCCGCAGCTTTAACATACAGCACAGGTATGGCTACCGCTTCTATTAATATAGGAACTGTTGATCGCACGGTAATCGCTACATTTAATCCAATAGCCACGGCAACCGGAACAGAGGGCATTGCTGACGTAACTGTTAAATATTTACAAGATACTAATCTAGACGTAACCGATTCTTAAAGGAGTAAGACATGAGTTTTGCATCTGACGTAAAAGCTCTTACTACAAAGGATACGGGTCAAAAGATTAGTGGTAGAACCAGAATACAAGGTATTCAGTATGTGCATAACGCTAGTGCTGATTTAACTCTTAGTAATGGAGCGACCTCTACAGGTACAACTTTATTACAGTTAACATCACACAGCGCATTAGGCACGGAGGATGTCTTTATACCTGATAACGGTATATTGTTTGATTCTGGTATGCACCTAACTAATAGTAATACTGCAGCAATTACTAGCATTACCGTATTCTATGTAGGTGGTGGCGAGACCTAATAATGGCAGAAAAAAAGAAGCGTAAGGGAATGGGAATTAAAACCTCTGTGAAGTCGGGTAATTTTCGCCCGACTAAGCAAGGTGCAGGTATGACTAAAAAAGGTGTAGCTGCATATCGCAGAGCTAACCCTGGCTCCAAACTTCAAACTGCTGTTACAGGTAAAGTTAAAAAAGGTTCTAAAGACGCAAAAAGGCGCAAGTCGTTCTGCGCCCGTTCTGCAGGACAAATGAAACAATTCCCCAAAGCAGCAAAAGACCCTAATAGCCGTTTACGGCAAGCTAGAAGAAGGTGGAAGTGCTAATGGAAAAAGAAGATATACAAAGAGTCTTTGGTAAAGACATAAACAGCAAAGTTGCCGTTCAAGGTAATGAGATAAAACATATGCAGCAAGATATGGATGACATGAAAGCTGACATAGAAGAAATAAAAAAGTCTTTAGTTGAAATTCACGCTGTATTATCAGAGGCTAAGGGTGGTTGGAAAACATTGATGTGGGCAGCAGGTGCAGGTAGTGCCGTGACTGCTTTTATTATTGCAATACAACAAATTTTTTGGGGAAAGTAATGGCTAAAACCAGATCATATTTACAGGATGTAAAGAGAAGAAAGAGACAAGCGAGAGGAAGAAAAACAGCAACTGAATTAGAAGACGCTATGATTATGACTGATGATCCTGTAATGCAGGGTATAGGGGTATCAAGGGCATTAGTTAGGACAAAACCACTTACTAAGGCGGAAAGAAAAGCACAAAAAATTATTGGAGAGGAAATAGATAAAGCCAAAGAAAAGGGTTTAAAAGAAGGTATAGAAACAGATTTCTATGAAGACAAAGTAAAAAAACGGATTAAAAAAGTTAAAAAAGGTGGTTTAATAAAAGTTAGACGAGGTGATGGTATTGCAAAAAGGGGTAAAACAAAAGGACGTATAGTTTAAAAGGAGGTTTAGGGTGGCATATTTAATTAGTAACATTCCGTATACAAAAGTTTGGATTAGGAAAGAGTTTACACATGGACATCAAAAATATCACGGAGAATTCGTACATGGCTTGGCAGTCGCAGTCACAACAATGCCGGACCGATGTCTCAGTTTCCAAATCATATTTACAGGATGTGAAGAGGAAGAAGGCGAAAGTAATCCGCACGGAGGTGCCATGTGGGCAAGGATGCCCATCACAGCCTTATGTGGGGACATCCCAATGGATGAGTGGCCTGAAAGAATGGAAACCCACCTCGCACAACCGTGGGACTGTCCATCACACCACCACTCCATTGTGTCCCTTGACAGGTGTAAGCCTAGCCCATGGTTATGTAAGATCGCCGGGGAGTTTCATACATCGAGATATCTCTTCACTGTGGATTACACCGAAAGCGAAATCGCAGACTGTCCAGCCCAGCACAAGCAGAGTCACGTTATGGTGTTGACAGACGGACCTTGGAAGGGCAACATGGTTGCATTACCTAATAATAGAGTCAGAGTTACAAGCCCTGCTCTTTGGGTTACAGGTGAAGGCGCACCTGATTTTAGGCCTAGCCAACATACACACTGCGCCGAGCAGGATGATTCGTACATGGACCCAGAAGTAACATTCAACAATTTATACAAAGGAGATGAAGATGGCTAAAATGCCTATGGTTAAAGACCCAAAAACAGGTAAAATGGTTCCGAGTTTTGCTATGGATGGTGAGGGGCCGAGAGATTTAAAAAAAGCGGCTAAAGGTGGCGCTATTAAAATGCGTGGTGGTGGTATGGCAGCTAAAGGAATGGCAAAAGGTGGCGCAGTAATGGCTAAAGGCGGAGCAGTCAAAATGCGTGGAGGTGGCATGGCTAAAGGCTATAATATTGGTGGCGCTATAGATAAATTAGAAAACAAGAAAACTGCTAAAGGGATGGCTAAAGGGATGGCTAAAGGTGGGGCAGTAAAACCCATGGCTAAAGGCGGTGCTGTTAAAATGCGTGGTGGTGGTATGGCAAAAGGCTATAAAATTGGTGGTAAAGTTGCAACCAAAGGTGGTACAAAGGGTGGCGTTAGCGGTGGTACAAAAGTAACCAGAGCCGACGGTATTGCAAAGAGAGGTAAAACAAAAGGAAGAAAAGTATAATGGCTGTTAAAAAGAAACCTAAAAAGAAGTCAGGGGCAAAACCTACAAACCCATCTTTATACGCTCGTGTAAAAGCCGAAGCAAAACGTAAATTTGATGTATATCCGTCAGCTTATGCAAATGCTTGGTTAGTTAAGACATATAAGAAAAGGGGCGGAGGTTATAGAAGTGGCTAAACCCAAAGGTGGTTTAACCGAATGGTTTGGTAAAGGCTCTAAAGGAGATTGGGTAGATATAGGCGCACCAAAGAAAAAAGGTAAGTTTCAACAGTGCGGTCGTAAATCTACAAAAACTAGTAAACGTGCCTATCCAAAATGTGTGCCTAGAGCAAAGGCAAACGCCATGAGTGCGGCACAACGTAAATCTGCTGTTCAGAGAAAACGAGCAGCAGGTAAT